CCAGGGAGAAACTTAAAATGTGTGAAGTATTGACGCTTTCGGCGAAGGGGATCTGCCTGCCGATAGTTTCGTACCACCGACAGAACCTGTCCCGAAGACTCGTCAATAGTAACGATGTACGGAAGCTTAATCCCCGTAGGTTGACCCATCTCGTCAACGTCTTCAAAACCCTCAAGATCAAGCTCTGTGTGGATCTCAAGTAGTGTGTGACTATCGTCACCATATGATGGATGAATACCTTGAAGCTCGTTACCACTCGTTCGAATCGGACCATCTTCTTCCTCATCTTGCGGTTGTATCTCTACGTCACGATACATCCCAGAGACCTGTGACTTGCGAAGCTCGTTCTCTGTCATGCGAATGACATGAGTTACCCGCTCCGCCGTGTTCAAATCACTGGCTGCATACGGAACAATCAAATCTTCAGCAGGAACAAACTTCGAAACACCACGCTGCTTGTTGCTGTCAAAGTAAACCTTCTTGAACGTCGATCCTGTCAGCGGCAGATAGAACAACATCTGATCCGTGTCCGGATCATACTCCTCCATCACCTCCGTGATCTGATAGTTCATGAAGTCTTTCACGCGCTGGGCCTGATCCTCCAGCATCTGGTTCGATGCACCAAGGATCTGGGTCTTCACCGGACCACCAGCAGGCAACATTTCCTTGTAAGCCTGCGCCTGAAACTGCGTCACAGCCTCGCTCAGAAGCGGATGATGCACGCCACTCGCACCAAGAAACGGCTCGTTGCGCTCCTCGTAGTTTACACCAAGCAACTTCAAGCCCTTGGCAATCGCCTCTTCCCAATCCTCGCGAGACTCCTTGTCCGTATCGACCTTGTTCCGAAGGTCCGAGGACAAAGAACCAAGTATCGAGTCGTCAAGAACTTCGGCCAAGTTCGCATTGTGGTCGTACATCTCGGCCTGAACCTCGACCATCTCCCCCATGCCAGCCATCTCAATGCCTTCTGGAAGCATGTCATCCATAGGCAACTCAACGGTCATCTCTTCGGGCATCTGCTGCACCGGACCGCCCGGACCCATCGCCATGTCTACTGTCTGTGGAGGAAGTGCCATAAAAAGTTCCTTATGTCAGCTTTGTCGGCTTACGCTTCTCTGGCAGCATGATCTTAGAGAACCTGTTCGCAACAACGCGAATCTTGGGCTTAGTAATATTCTCTTTTTTTAGACGGGAGCCAGTCTTCAAGCTCTTCACCCTGCAAACTAATGAAGCCGCCCTGGCGAAAACGCATCAGAGCCATCGTCATGCTATCACAAAAGTCATCATGATCGCCATTCGGAAAGGATGCAACCTCTTCGATCACCTCTTCCGCGAACTTCTTACCCGCCGGATACCACACTTTACCCGATTCAAAGATCGGTGAAGCCATGTGCATCCTCGTCATCTTGTCCATGCCACCACTGCCCTTGCGCTTGCCCGGTGAATACGTCACCACAGGCAAATTCAACAAACGCATCTCGTCCGCCAACGGTGTACCACTGCCCTTGGCCTCGATCAGCATCATGTCAGGCTCCCAATAGTCGTTTTCTTCTTGGGCAACCTGCTTCAACTCCGGAAAGCTCCAGCGACCACGCTTCGCGTCCATCAAAATCAAGTGCTGATCGCCGTTATCGTGCGGCTCAAACACTCCCCACGTCGTAATCGCCGAATAGTCAGCCGTTTCCCGCTTGGAATACGCCGTATCATAGGACTGAATCACGTAATCCAACTGCGGAATGTCGTCCTCTTCCCACTCATTCCACCATTCGCGCTTGATAACAGCCGTTTCTTCCGAAACAGGGTTCTGTTGCCACTGAGCATTCCATTTTCCCAAGGACAACGAAGCTTTTACCTTCAAAAGCTCGTCTTTTGCCCAAAATTCAGGCCACAGTGGTTCCCCCGACGGCATAATCGCAGGGAATTCTACCACCTCCCACTGGTCAGACATCAGATCACGGCCCTGTGCTTGCAGTAACCGGCCCGTCAGATCCTTTTTTGACCACCTGGTCTGCACAATGATGATCGAACCACCAGGCTGCAACCTCTGTCGAGGCCCAGATGTGTACCATTCATACGTCTGATCGTACGCAGTCGAGGACAAAGCATCCTGCTCCGAGTGCGGATCGTCAATAATCAACAAATCCGCACCACGGCCCGTCATCGCAGCACCTACACCAGCAGCAAAATACTCGCCACCCGCACCAGTCTCCCACCGACCAGCCGCCTGACTGTCAGCTTTCAGGTCCGTGTCCGGAAAAACCTCGTGATAAACCGGATCGGCAATCAAATCTCGGACCTTGCGTCCGAAACGTACCGCCAACTCCGTGTTCATCGTGGCCTGAATGATCTTCAACTTCGGATTTCGGCCCAAGAACCAGCTAGGCATGAGGTAAGACGCGAACTCCGACTTCGAATGACGAGGCGGCATGTTCACAATCAAACGCTTCAAGTCACCCGAAGCTATGCGCTCCAGCTTTTCTGCAATGATTTTATGATGCCGGCCCACGATGAACCCGTCATAGACGTGCGAAACGTAGGCCATGAAACTTGTTTGGGCCGCTTCTCGGGTCTCAAGCTTCTTCAACTGCTCTTCAAGGAGCAGCATCTCGCGAAGATCTTGATCAGGGATAGTGTGCAGAGCGCCGGACATGCCCGAACGATAATATCTGCGAATGAATTTATCAACCTAACACGACACGACACGACCGCGCCTAGGTGGCCCCAAATAGACGGGGGCGGGTGCCCTCGATGCCGTCCGGCACTGGCAATCGGTGCCAGTAACCCCGACCGGGTGCGACATTTTGGCCTAAATTAATTTGATCTAATCCCATTTTATGGGTTGTGAAATGGGATAAAGTGATTTACTGATTTCATATCAGTAACGAAGACAAAACGGAGATACCAAGATGGCTACACAATTCGAAAAAGAACTCGACGACATCCTCGACCGCCTGTCGAAGACTGACCGCCTGACGCGCTGGCAAGAGTACAAGAATGCCAGAGCGAAGATCGAAGCTCGGTTCGCCGCAATGAAAGGCTCGATCCTCGAAGAAAACGATGAGCGGTTCGAGATACGCGAAGAGAGCATTCGCGAGAGTGCACCGAGCAAAGCCGAGTATATCAGGATCCACGGCGAAGCCGCGTTCGAGGAGAACAAGAGCCTCACCAAGATCAAGCGCCACGTCCACGGCATTCGCTAACAACCCGGCGGGGCTTCGGCCCCGCCACCACCCAACGGAGATATCATCATGAGAGCACCATTCATCGCTCACCATCGCACCATTGCCAAGCGTAAAGCCCAAGCGTTTAGCGTTATGCTGGCAAGCTTCCTCTGCCTCGGCACTGGCGGCATCCATCTTCTCTTCGGCGGCGCCGACCTGTTCGAGAACATCGTCGGGATCATGCTGCTAGCCATCACCACGGTCGGGCTTCCGTGGTCCCTGATCGGGCTGATCTGGTCCATCGGAGACTATCGCGAGGGTTGATCAACAGGGGGCTTCGGCCCCCGCCCGTCGGGCAGTGTGTGCTGTCCCCTGATGATGGCTGTTAGGCCGAAACGGGAAACCCAAACCACGGAGACCATCATGTCGAAGTATCACGCTTCACAAGAGTACACCATCCACACCCGGAAGCCGGGTCGGTTCGAGGGTGGCGTCATCTCATACCCTATCGTTGATTCACTGAAGGAACTGGCTCGACAGGTAGCCAAGGTCCAACGGATGAAGGTCCACAAAGACCACGCTTGGCACTCGATCATTCGAGTTAACCGGGGCGTTCGCAACCCGGTCTGGCACGGAGACTATGTCTTCCGGGATGGCAAGCTCATCAGGGTCAAGCCTCGGCCACGCTGGCTTCCCCTGTAACCACTGCGCGGGGGCTGCGGCCCCCGCCAACCAACGGAGAAAAAGATGGCTACAATATTCAATGTTCAGGTCCGCTGTCCGACATGCGGCAAGAAAGCAAAGAAGCACACGGAGTCGTACTTTTCGAAGGACGCCTATCAAGGAAACCTCAAGGTGATCCAAGATCGATCACGAATGGGAAGCGACTATCACGATCTCATCCTATGGGATGGCGAGAGCTACCAGATGCAAGCAGGATACTTCTGCACCAACCGCTGCGCCATCGAGTACGCCAACCGGGTCGAGCGCAGCCGGCGCGGACACTAACAACCAGCGGGGGCTGCGGCCCCCGTTCTTTCGCGCTGCGCCGGCGCGCTCGGCCCCCAAGCCGCAGGTCGCAGGGCTACATATATATGGCGCGAGCCGCAGGTCGCAGGACGCATGGCCTATTTTTTCTTTGACGACATGGGATTTTGTGATACTGTCTTAGTGAGCAATAACGCTCGATTAAAACGGAGATACCAAATGAACTATGCAAGTGAAATCCAGAAAGCAAACGGCT